ATGCGCGTGCGTCGCTAGTTGTGTCTAAAATGCTTCGGCCTTTTTTACTAGCTTCTAAATAACCCTCGGCGTTAATGTTCATGAAGAACAAAGTTTCGCGTTTGTAGTCTAAAATTGTAAGTCTAAATGTTTTCATGTCGTTGTTTTTGTTAAAAGATTATATGCAAATATAGACACTATTTACAACCTACCAAACTTTTTAACAACTTTTTTTAACATTTTTTTATATTCCTAGTATTTACGGGGGTTGTAGACGCAAACTTTTTTTTGAGTTTTAAGGTTTTACCCTTACTTTATTACAAAATAGTCACATTTTTACCCTGATTTTGTGACATAATGTATTATATAAGGTACAAACTAGGGGTGTTTTGTCTATTTAAATACCCGTTAGGGTGCAATATAGTGTGGGTTTATTCGGTTTATACCCGATTAGGTACGCAAATGTTCGCAAATATCCTATTATAGTACGAAAAAACCCCATCCGTATAGAATGGGGCGATCAACTTAGATTTACTTTATTTTGGAATTACTAAAGTAGTACAAATATAAAACAAAAAAGCCAACCCCGTAAGGCTGGCTTCAAAACAGAACTAGAAAAAAGTATTGCAATTTACTTAAAAAAGTATTCGTTTATGCTCTTTGTTAATAACCCGTAGTTAAAGTGTATAAAACCAGAACGTCCTAGCTGAAAGTTTGTAGCTACCCAATTCGAAGACGGGCTAAACGCGGGGTAATTGTAATACTTAAACACGTCCGAACTTGACGCATCAAACAAATATTGATGTGAGTCGCCTTTTTCGAAAATAATTTCGTACCCTTTATTAAGTAAGTCTTTACTATGTAAGAACCCGACTATTTTATTTATTTGGTTTGGATCAATCTTTGGCTTAAACCCGTGTTTTAGATTGTGGGTGTCTTTGCCATGCGTCGAAATGAAACAATAGTTGCCGACTAGTTCCCAGTCTATAAACGACGTTTGGTTAATTACCTTGACGTTCTTTAATTGGCTTTCAATGTAAGACTTTACAGCTTGGTTAACGAAGTACGCGAAGTCGCCTGCATGGTTGTCGTTACAAACGCTTCTAAATACAATTAATTTGTAGTGTGGCGCGAGGGCTTCTAAAAGACGAACCTTAAACATAAAGCCAACGTCAAACGCTTTTTGGTTACTCATGTTCTGAGGCAACGTATGGCCGCCCCTAGTTGTTTGGCCGTTAAACCCGTCTAAAAAGTCGCCTAGATCCGAAATGTAAAGTATGTTACTTTCTTGTTTTTCTAGGGTAAAGTTGACCATTGCGGTAAGGCGTTCGAAAAGTATTGCTTCGTTCCATTCGGTTGGGTACATTGAACGGCCTTTGTCGCTTGCGTCCATTCCGATATGTACGTCGGTAAAAACTAGCTTGTCAAATTCGCCCTTAAATTCAATTTTCTTTACGCGCTCAGTAGCTAACGGGGGTACGTCTTCAAATAGTTTCTTAAAATCAATCTTATTAACGTCGAACTCATTACCAAAAGACGGATTTTTAAAGAACAAACTAGCATCTTTTGACTTAAGCCACCCGTGTTTCACGTCTTTTTCGTCTAGTCCTAACCCGTTGGCTTGTTCTTTTATTGCGCGGTATTGATTAATTAACGCGAGTTCGTCTGGCCTTAGTCTTATTCGGGGTACACCCTGACTAACTACTGGTCGGCCACCTTTGTTTTTCTTCATAAAGGATTTTTATAATGTCTAAGTAGGTAATTCGTAAAGATACCCACCGCGAAACCTAAAACTAAAAGTAAAATATTAGGCTTAGTGTTCTTATGCTTTTCCGTTTTCCATTTGACGACCTCAACTTTTTGTATCATTTTAAGGGTGTCGCGTTTTAATCTGTACTCGATACGCTTTTCAAATCGCGTTTGAGGCACTTTAGAGACCTTGTAACGCACTATTGTATCTTTTTGGACTAATACCCTTTCCCACATTATAGAATCTCTTAAAACGTACGGGATTGAATCTATCGAAGTTATTTGAATTGTATCAGCAACCTCGTCGCAGCGGTAACCCTTTTTAAAGGCTTTACGGACATGGTAATTAACACCGCAAGATGTCGCAAATATTGCCAATATAAGCGACAAAATGAGCCTACTTGGCGATTTCAAAGTGCATCCAATCATAATTTTTTTCTTTACCTAGTGAAACAAACCCGTGTTTATAAAAAATGTCAATCATTTGCGCATATTCTGGACGTGCAAAGCGCGCAGTTTTCGAAGTTTCTTTTAATGTGTTACGTGCGGGGTCTAAATCTATTGCAATACCCCAAGCGTGACGAGACCATGAAGAACCACCGCGCATTTTTCTAAATGCAAAACAACCCCCGAAAAGGTCTATTCCTAGTTCGACCAAACGTTCATACCCATAGACTTCTAAAAGTTCGTTAAACACGCTTAAAAACGCATTTGCAACCAATTTGTGGCAACGCATCTTTGTCACTTTCATGTCTAAGTCCCATGCTATGCGCATAGGGTAAGGCAAATTAATAGTAATTAAATACGTACCTCGTTCATTAGGTTGTCCGTATTTCGCTAAGGCTTGTGCTGTTGTTATCATTATTAAGTGTTTTTCACCAACATTAAGTAATAAACCCCGCCAACTTTATCGACGGGGGGTTCTCGGTGTTCAGTATTCCTGGGCAGTCGAGTGGGGTGCTTTTATTTTCTTATTCCATACGCTTAGACCTAACGACGTAGCCGAATAAGTAAGCAATCCAATAAAAACAAATTCATGCACTTTAAACTCAGTAACCAAAGGCGCAAAGCCGTAAAGAACCGCGATCCAAAACGACGTAAACGCGGATAGTCTTTTAATAGACCATTTGCCGCTAGGCCTTAGGGTTTCGTTTATAAGTTTTTTTATCATTTGGTAAGACTGCAAGTAATTGAACGGGTAAGTCTATTCGTGTTTTGGTGGCTTGTCTAAAGCTTTGAGTTTTGTAGCAGTCGTAAAGGGCCGTCTCGACCTTGTTAAGTCGGTTGTCCGTGTGCCATAACCAAAGGCATAACACACCCGTAACGCCGTACTTTTTTACTATGGTTACAAACTCAGTCACTAGAATACCATTATAGCGTTGTTGTACCCGTTGTCATTGTAACGCTGGCCACAACGACCCCAGCATGTACCTACGCAGTCGCACGCGTCAATTTGTGGGCGCAAGTCCGTGTCTTTATTGGTTTGGCTAGTGAATTGTGGGTACAAATTTTTGTTAGCTAGCAGGTATCTAATTAAGCGTTGTTCGTAGAAGCTGGCTTTTTGTGCGTAATGCTCCATTGAAAACGCCACCTCAGCGCGTGAAACGCTGCCCGAATAGTCGCCAAATTGCGTTTGAATACCTTTGTTTTTAAGTTGGTAAGAAAGCCCGAAAACAGCATCTTCAGCACTACGCCAAGCCACAACGGGTTGAATAAATTCTACTAGCGTCTCTTCGTCGTTAGTTAAAGTCTGCGTATTGTACGCGTTTAACATGTACTTGTAAAACGTTGTACCTAGAATTGGTTGTACTCTTAAGTCCGACTGCGTAGCAATGTATGGTGTTACGTCTGTTACGTCTACGTTTGCCGTAATAGGCGTGTTCGTTTTTAGGTAGGTTTCAGTTATGAAGTAAATCATTGCGCGGGAATTTCTAAAGGTGGTAAGCCAGCTAAGGCTCTAATTTCGTTCGGTGTCATTTGTTCGAGTACCTTTTGCGCTAGACTAGCTTCTAAGGCGTTCAATGAGTCGATAATGTAAGACGTTTTTTCGTCACGTTCCACAATAGCGTCGTTAATTATTTGGAAATTCTTAATTGTAAAGTCAGCTTTGAGCCTAGAAATGTTTAATAGTTCCGTGAATATTTCGGTAACCATTTCGCGCAACGGAATAACTACGTTTTTTTCAAAGATTACGTAAGCTTGTTTAATGTCAGCGCCACCGCCTAAACTACCCGTTGTGCGCACACCCATTAAAATAGGGTCGATTGTATGGGCAAAACAAATTTGCTCGGTGTTAAGCGTGCTAGCTTCTTGAAAAAGTTTGTCATTTTGGTTGGTTGGTATACTTTCAATTTTAGGTAGTTGGTCGGCTGAGTTTGCAAAGAAGGCCACACCTTTACCAGCGTTTGCCGCGCCTTTCATTCGGTCGATTGTGTCACGTAATACTTTCTTTTCTTCTTCGCTTTGCGGTCTCTTAGGAAACATCATTGCGAAAGCTGGGAAAATACTATTTTGAATGTTCGACTTTGCGAAGTACGAAAGTTCACCCGACAAAAAGGCGAAGTTTAAAGCACTTGAATACTGCGGTAATGAGTAATAATCTTGTCCAATGCTAGGTAATTCGTAGCTATAAAGCTGGCATCTGTCCGTGTTAAGCGGGTGGTATGGTTTTACTTGTTCTACGTCGATACGGCTAGCCCAGTCGTCGCACAAATAGTAACAAGTTTTAGTGTTGTTTATACGGACTTTTTCAGGGCTTACGTTTTCTATTCTGTGTAGCTTGTTTTTGTCGTCAAAATGCAACTTAAAGTAGACGCGGTTGTGCATTACTAGTTGTTTTGTAACGGCTTTAACCGACTTGGCTAGGCGCATTTTCTTTTCCCAAGTGTAAATGTCTAGGAGTTCTTGCGGTGTAAGCTTGTCCGTTTTTAATTCGTAACCCGCGCCAATAGCTGCGTTTACTTTAAAGTCTACAATTGCCCCATGTAAAGGCGACGTGTAGTAAAGTTGGTTTAAAGTTTCGGGAAATAGGTTGTCTGATCCAAACGGCACATAGCCTGCCACCTGGTAACGTCCATTAACGTAAGGAAGCGACAAGTCACCGCGTCCGATTTTACCGAAAGGAGTTGAAAAGCTTTGATAGCCTTCTATTACTTCGGGTTTTTGTTGTTTGAATCTGTCGAAAATTCCCATTTTATTAGTCGTATATGCTAGAAGTAGAACCGCCCGCAACAACTAAGCGCCCTTCTTCTATTAAATTAAGTCCGTTTGTATTCGTGTTTTCGTCTACTATTATTTCTTCGTCGCTTTCGTAAACTGAATAAGTGTATTGACCGCGCGTTAGTTCGAGGTCTACACCTTCTTCTAAAGTAAAAAGGTTGTATCTAGTCGGAAAGTTTGACGTGTCAACACCCGACCACAAAACGGGTTCGGTTGCCGTGTTAAATTCGC